AATCAGGCTAGTACGTTAGTGGCGTGTTTGTTCGCAGCTGGCGTGCGAATGTAAAGACAAACTAAGCATGTAGTACCGAGGATGTAGAAATTTCGGACGCGGGTTCAACTCCCGCCAGCTCCACCAAATAAAACAAGGGGTTACGTGAAAATGTAACCCCTTTTTCTATTCCTATGGCGGCAAAATGGCGACAGGCTTTTGGACTGGCGACAAAAAAAACCCGCTTTAAAAGCGGGTTCTTTTTAAAAATTCATGTGCCCTTGCCCATCTTTTCCCGGATGTGGGGGTGCAGAAGAAATCACATTAGGCTTAATGATATGCCTAACAAATGTTTCATGCGTGACAAAAGTACAACCGCAGTTGATATTTTGGCACTGGTTGTAACGTTCTTTGGTTGTTGCTGATACCTGAAAACTGCTTCTTGTATGGGCTGCCTGGCCGCACTCTGGACAATTCATCATTCCGGTTATCCCACCACTTTTGCCAAAATCACAATAATGATACATCATTATTCAATTTTGAGAACCCATTACTCCATTTCGAGATCATCGATCTTAACTTCAAGCTCCAAAGTCGTAGTAAAACCATTATCTGCACTGACATTATGCGTCAGCGTGGTAATGGTCCATTCGGCATCATCAATGGGCTGTTTAAAGCCGCTCACCTTCACCGGCATTTCGGTATACAGATCAGCCCTTCCCTCTGCGAGCTGCAGGGAGAATGTTGCAACCCCGCGCTGCAGGCGCTCCCACTGCATCTTTGCCGCTCGCTCTGCATTGCTGCGGTTTGCATAAGTTCTGTTGAGTACCAGCACGTTTTCATCCGTCCCAACCAGGTAATCTCCCTGTTTTGCTTCCGGCTCCTTTGCCGCGGTGGTTTTCTTTCGACGGCGCTTAACCTTTGCTGTCTCTTTTTTCTTTGGCTCACGGGTATGGAGCCAGCTGGCAATTACCCCCGTATAGGCATCGCGATCAGCCAGGGTAAAACGATGACCGTCACCAGCCTGGCGGGTGATGGTGATAACCGGCAGCGGCTTACCGCTTGCCGTTCTGCCCTGCCCCTGGAGGATAAACAACAGATTGCCGTCCTTAACTGAGGCTATCGCCCCATACTGCCGTGCCAGCTTCATCAAAAAGCTGGCGTCGCTTTCATTAGTCTGGTCAAGATGATCCACAGGCTTGTCCAACAGGTCCTTTCCCAGCGCCATCTTTAATTTATGCCTGCCCGCGATTTCCTTCACAACTTCGCCCACCGTTGTCTGGTGCCAGGACTTTTCACGCCGCGTGTTAAGGGTTTCACGGAAATCTGCACTACGCGCGCGGATTGTGAGACGATCAGGCGCGCCGCTGTGCTCAATCTCATCGACAGTAAACGCCCCTTTCGGAAAAAGCGGCTGACCTTTCCACCCCAGCGCAAACTGAATAATGGCCCCCCGACGCGGCAGAACGATTAGCCCGTCCGAGTCGTCCAGTTCCAGATCAAGCTGGTCCGCTTCAAAGCCCCGGTTATCCGTCAGCGTCAAACTCATCAGGCGCGCATCCAGAACGGTAGTCACATCTTTACCTTCAATGATGATACTGAAACCGGGAGTTTTGCTGTTCAGGTTCAGGAGATCAGAGCTGAAATTCACTGCAGTAACCCTCCAACCGTATTTTTCATATTGCCTATCGCAGAGGTGGCAGATTCCTGCAAATTACTGAGCTGGTCGCTGAGGCTGCCGAACATATCAGACAGCGACTCATCCACCCGTTTCAGGCTCAGCGAAAATTCGATGCGTCGGGGCATACCGCTCTCAAAAAATTCTGTTTTTGTCTGGCTCAGACTCTCGATCACAAACATGCCGTAAATCGTCCCGCTCCCCTCAATAAGAGGCCAGGCTTTCCCCAGCTCCGCCATCTGCTCCAGCGCCTGCAAAGACAACCTGCCGCCGGTAATCTCCGGCAGCAGGACGCCGGACAGCGTAAGCGAATCGTTATCCGGTCCAAGAAACTGCGTTGTCGGGCGCCGGTTTACCCGGCTGTTGGCTGCGTGCCGCCAGCTGCGCTGATACTGCAGCTCCTGATAGGGTACGGTTCGCAGCATGAATACGTACAACCCCAGCACCATCATCATTATTCGTAACCCCCTCGATCACTGAAATTACTGCGTGTTTTTGCCCTGGCCCTGCGCTCTCGCTCATCAAGCTGCCGGGCCACCTCGCGGGCGATATCCTGCGCGCTTTGCCCTGGCTGGGCGACAATATGAATTGGCGCGCTTATCTCGTACTTAATGACCTGCGGCTGTCTCTCTGCCTTTGCTGACGGCGCCGGTTGCGTCCTGACAGGTACACTGTACGGATGAAGTGGTGCGGCTTCTGCCGGGGCAGCCGCCAGGCCCATTACCCCAGCGACCACGGAAGCGAACACCTTTTGGCGCATAACCATCGGGTCAGCCCTGTTATCCGTGATTTCCGCAAGGGCCGGTGCTGGCATGACAGCCGCAGCGATATCAGCCAGCTCCGCAGCACGATCCCGACCAGGACGATTTACCGGGGCGTTAACAATCTCAGGAGGCAGTATTAACCTGCTTTCAGGCCGTTGCTCCGGGCTGGCTGTTACATCACGAACGGGGCTTACTGTTGCCGCCAGTTTCACCAGTTCAGTAGTGCGATTGCTTACCGGAAGATTTGCCGGACCGTTCACACTATCAGGCGGCAGAACTATCCCGCGTTCAGGACGTTGTTTAGCGCTGGCCGGTTCCGGCCGGGAAGGATTGAGCGTTGCCGCCATCCTCGCCAGATCAGCAGTCCGTTTCCTGCCGGTGACATTGGCGGGCCCGTTAACAATCTCAGGGCCATTCTCGCCCACGATGCCGAACTGGCCGCGCGGAATGGTACCGCCGCTGTCGTACATGCCAGCAAAACCCATCGGCGGGAATCCGCCAGGCGGCAGCACCACTTTACCGTCTGTGTTTACCGTGGCTGGCTGCTGCCGCGTGACCTGCTCAGGAAGCTTCGCTTTGGCCGCCTCCTTGCTGACGATGCCGAGTTTTTCAAGCAGCCAGGACACGCCCGATTTAAGCGAATCCAGCGGGTGCATGACCATGTTCAGCCCTGCCGCCAGCGCTTCCCCAAACTGCCGTCCCATCGACGCCGCGCTTTGCAGTTCTGCAGAGGTGGATTTAACCGGCGTCAGCAGATCAGTAAACCAGCCCCACAATGCCTGGACCTTGTCACCTATCCACTGGAAAACAGGCTGCAGTGGCTCAAACGCCGCACTGATAGGTGCAGCTGCAGCTTTGAATCCTTCAACCACTCCGCCTAAAAATGCGCTTATCGGCTGCCAGTATTTCCAGACAACCAGCGCCACGCCAGCCAGCGCCGCCACAACGAGCCCTATCGGACTAAGCAGGGCGCCCAGCAATCCAGAAATCCCGTACAGCGCAACGCGAAGGAGGGCCAGCGGGCCGGACGCCAGAAAACGCACCACGCCACCGGCTGCGGATAATCCCCCGCGCAACGCGGCCAGCGGATTCATTACCATGGCGATAATGTTGCGAATACCAGACATTCCGCCGCGAAGGACAGCAAGCGGCGCACCGGCCAGCGCTTTCAGCGCATTGCCAGCCAGCCCGGCAGAACGGCGCAGGGAGTTAAGGGGAGACGCCAGCAATCCGGCGCTGCTGCCGGATGCAGCCAGGCCACGGCGCAACAGGGAAAGCGGCGCATTTGCCAGCCAGGACAGCGCGCCGCCGGTGCGGGTCACTGCAGACATAACGGAGGGGAGTGTTTTTACACCCAGCACGGACAGGCCAAAACGGATCACCGCCAGCGGCCCCAGCACGGCAGCCACGGCCACCGCCAGCGTGCCGAGCACAACGGTGATCGCAGCTGTGGCTGCAGCCACTTTCATCAGCGTGCCCGCCAGCTGCGGGTTAGCCTCAACCCATCGACGCAGTGCCCCGGTAACGTTTTTGACGTACCCCATGATATCCATCAGCGGCTGGCGCAGGGTTTCACCCAGGCTACTGAAAGCGTTCTGCGCGCCAGTTTTCACAAGCAACCACTGCGCGGAAAGTGAATCCTTATTGATATCGGATTCTTTCTGCATGGAGCCGTTAGCCTCATTGCCTGAGGTGAGTTTCAGCTGTCGCTGCAGCTCCGGCAGGTTGTTTGCAAGCTTCGCCGCATCATCGCCAAACTCCTTGCCAAATATCATCGTCATGGCGGACAGGCGCTTGTCCTGCGGCAGTTTGTTGACCTTCTCCAGCACGCGCTGAATGGTCCCCATTGCGTCCTTTGTCATCTGCTTTTCAATCTCTTCTGGATTGAGTTTCAGCAGATCCATACCTTCCATGAACCGCTTGCTCTGCATGGTTGCAATCGACAGTTCGCGCACCATCGCATTTGATGCGCTGGCGGCAATTTCAGGCGCGGCGCCCAGAGACAGGAAGGTGGAACCCAGCGCGGCCGCCTTGCGGAAATCAAGCCGGTCAGCCACGCCGCCCATGCGCTGCAGCACATTGATGATATCGCCGCCCTTAGACATGGCGTTATCGTCCAGGTAGTTCAGGGCATCGCCAAGCTGTTCAATATTGCGGGTCGGCACTTTATAGAGCTGCGCGATTTTCCCCAGCCCCTCCGCCAGCTCATCAGCGGGCAGCTCGAATGCCGTTGCGGCCTTTGCAGCAGTGGATGCAAAGGCCAGCAGGTCACGCTTCTGGTCTTCGTAAGAATCGTTCTGGTTTGTCACGCCCATGCGGGCGCCACCTTCAACCAGCGCGGCATAGTCGATGGCGCCATTCTCCATCGGCAGCTGTTCACTGGCGGCCTTGATGGCATCCTGCATGTCATAAAACTGTTTTGTGCGGTTGCCGTTGTCGTCCCGCAGCCCGTTAACCTGCTTTGCCACGCCTTTCATCGCATCTTCCATGCTGGCATAGCTTTTAACTGCAGCCATCACCGGCGCGCCCATCGCCAGCCCGGCGGCAGTAGTCGTTGCTCCGGCGCCCGCAATACGATCCCGCACCTCAAGGCGCCGCGAATACTGATCGCGGACGGCGTTCATACGGGCCTGCTGCTCGCCCAGGCGTTTAAGGGATTTCTGCTGTCGGTCCAGCGCCTGCCGGGTTTCGTCGGCATTCTGCCGCAGCTCCCGCTGCGCACTGCTCAGCTTTTTGGTGTCCAGCCCGGCCTCATTGAGCGCAAGACGCTGACGCTGCACCGACTGACGCAAGCCGTTGTATTTGCTCTGCAGCTCGTTAACGCGGTTTTTTGCCTGCTCCAGCAGACGCGCCTGCGCCGCCGTCGGGCGGTTAGTGGCCGAGAACTGCGTGGCAAGCTTCGCCGCTTCTTCGCGTGCGGCTTTAAGACTGTTGCCGGTGACGGCCAGCTGCGCGCTTGCCTTGCGGAAACCGTCAATACGGCCCGCCTGGGCGTCCAGTTCTTTTAATCTTGCGCGGCTTTGCTGAATGGCGGTAGCCAGCTCTTTAGAACTGGCCTGCGCTGATCGGAATGGGCGGGTGAGTTTATCAACCGCATTTAGAATTACCTGCAAACGCAGGTTACTGTCACTCATCGCTGGCCCCGCTTCTCTGAATCGCTTTATGCCGCCACTCCAGCACTTCGGTCAGCGGCATAACGTCAGTGACGGACGGCGGCCAGTGAAAAATGGTGGCGATATCAGCCACCAGGTCTTCTACCGTCAGGCTGTCGGCAAACCGGCAAGCACCGATTTCTTCAACAAAAAAGTGACCACCTCAACCGACAGCGCGGTGAGATCGGCGGGGTCCATTTCAGCCATTTCCTGAGCGGTCAGCGCGGGCGTGGAGATGCGGGGAATAATCGTCATCATCGCGCCGACGTCCATATCCATGATCGCCTGCAGACGGGTGCCACGCAGCGCGCCGGACTGCGGCTTGCGCAGCACAATTTCGGCAATTTCAGTTTTACCGCGTTTGATTGGGGTGTCCAGCTGTACGGTTTTTTCAGTCAGTTGTTCGCTCATTGTCATTTCCTGTTAATAAGGTACTGGCGCAGCTGCCCGCGCCTTTAAAGTAGATCAGAGGCCCAGGGCGTTGCGGTGCTCTTCCATCAGGTCCACGCCATCAACGATTTCAATCATGTTGATCACATCAACCTCATAGAGCACCTCGCCGTTAATGGTCAGCTTCGCGTAGCTGTTGGTGCTGCTGACTTTTGTGGTGTTGCTCTCGCCGGTTTTCCATTCGCCGGAATCGACTTCTTTATGTCGCCCGCGCACAACCAGCTCAACGGCCTGCACTTCGCCGGTATCATCACGCTGAATGGAGCCGGTGAAACGCAGCTGGATACCGTCAACGGTGGCTTTACCCATCTGTTTGAATAACAGCAGTTCGGTGCCACCGATTGAAAATTCCGTGTCCAGCGCGCCATCATCCAGCCCCAGATCAACATCAGCCGAACCGGGCATACCGCCGCCGCGATACTTTTCAAACTTGCGGCCGAATTTAGGCAGGGTCAGGGACTCAACAATCCCCTGATAGTTATTCCCGTCGTTAAACAGGTTCAGGTGTTTTAACTTGCGTGGTAAAGCCATATTGTCCCCTTACGCGCTGACCTGGCTGGAGAAATCCAGCAGATACTGATCGGTGATGCGCTGGCGCAGCATCAGGTTTTCCAGAGGCGGTACCGGCGTATAGTCGTAATCGATAGTGAGCTTCCCGGCTTTCAGGGAATCTTTATCGTTTACGGACTCATCCAGCCAGCAGTCGGCGCCGATGATGTAGCCCTGCGTTTTCAGGTTGCGCAGTTTGGCGCGAATACCTTCGATAATGTCGCGGGCCAGTGACGGGTTAAGCACGCCATCCACCGCCCACATATGCGCTTCGGCGATGGTGTCAGCCAGTACCTGCGCGGTGCGGGTGTAGTTTTCAAAGGCAAACAGTGGATCGTCACTGAGGCAACGGGAACCCCAGAAGCGGAAGCCGTCTTTGCGGATCAGCGTGGTGACATCGTTCTGGTTCAGCAGCCCCGCATCGGTTGCCGGGTCCTGCAAATCCCAGAACACATCAGCAGAAATGCCGGTGACGCCATTCACGCCCACGTTGGACAGGGATTTGTGCCAGCCGGTCTGTTCGTCAATTTTGGCACGCAGGCCAAGCGCACGGGCTGAGGCGTAAGCCGTTGCGTCAGCATTCAGCACGGTGTCAAAACTGATGAAATCAGGCCAGATCAGCATCCCCTCACGCTGGCTGAAATTAGCGCGGTAGGCAATGGCCTCCTCTACCGTTTTGCAGCCGTAGGCTGACAGATAGGCGAACCCGCGCAGACTCTGCGCCACGCTCAGCAGCTCAGTGGCAACCGCCTGCGTGTCATGCCCCGGCACGCCCAGAATGCGCGGCTTAACGCCGAGCTGAGACTGCGCAGATAACAGCGCTTTCATGCCCGTTTTTTTACCGTCAGCTGTCACGCCGCCGATAATGTTGGAGGTTGTCTCCGCTTCGGTTTCACCCTGAGCCACGCGCACAACGACGGTCACGGGTTTAGCCTGGTCGGCAATTGCATCCAGCGAGCGGGCCAGCGTGCCGGACTCGCCTGCTTTACCGCTGGCGGTCAGCACGTCGGTGAGCAGGACCGGTTTATTGAGGGGGAACACGGACGCATCTGCATCATCGCCGGTACAGACCATACCGACAATTGCCGTGCTTACTGTTGAAATGGGGCGGGTGCCATCGTTGACCTCAACGACGCGCACACCGTGGTGATAATCCTGAGCCATACGGCGAACCCTCCGGTGTTTAGGTTTCGCCCTATGGTGAATTGAATGGGCCGCGCAGACAGCTACGCGGCATTGTTCCCTTAATCACACAATACGCCCGCGCGGATATCTGCGTTTTCTTTTTCCAGGCGAGACGCGGGAAATTTTCGGTACAGCGTGGAGATACCCACATCAAAAATTAGCGCAACGCGCTTCCTGCTTTCCCCTGCCTCAAGGAGTCGCCCGGCCTGCGCCCATTGCTGCTCTGTCAGTTTTGGCCGCCTGCCACCGATACGCCCTTGCTGTCTGGCCGCTGCCAGCCCGGCGCGGGTACGCTCAACGATTAGCTCACGCTCCATTTCGGCCAGGGCGCCCATAACGTGGAAAAAGAAACGCCCCATCGCGGTTGATGTATCAATGCTATCCGTCAGACTGCGAAAATTTACGCCCCGACTGCGAAGGTCTTCGATCAGGGTAACAAGATGCCGCATGCTCCTGCCGAGCCTGTCCAGCTTCCAGACAACCAGCGTGTCACCTTCTGACAGAGTGCGCAGCACCTTCTTTAGCCCTGGTCGATCTGCGGTTTTACCGCTTATTTTATCCTCAAAAATCAGCTCACATCCTGCGCACTCCAGTGCATTTCGCTGTAATGCGGTGTTCTGGTCATTTGTTGACACCCTCACATAGCCTACTTGCATGATTGATCGCCCATAAAAACGAGCAATAATGCCACCATTTTATCAGGCACGTTCATTTTTAAAGCCCACAGCTATATGGCCAGCAGAGATAAGAGTGCCCATGTATATACGAAAGCCTACCTCCAAGTAATCTGATTCACCGATCACAATTTTAGTAGCCAAATGTCAATATCTAAAATATATACTGGAAGAAAACACTTAACAGTAGATATTATGAATTCCTTATAACAGTGAAACATAAGGATATTTATGAACACAGCAAATCGCTCAAAACTTCTTAGCATGACAGTTAAAAACATAGGATGCATAGGTGAGAACCCTGTCACAGTTGCATTAGATAAAGTAGTCTGCCTTGTGGGCAAAAATAACTCTGGAAAAACGACCATTCTTCGTGCTTATGAACTTGCCAGGGGAGATATAAAGTTTATACCTTCTCAAGATAGATATCTCCGAGCAAAAGAAAACTCACCTTCCGAGATTGTTCTGGATATTCATATACCCGATAATATAGGAAATATTTCAAACGAATGGAAAATAATTGATGGGGAATTGAAAATTGTACGTAGTCGCTGGCAGTGGGCTGCTCCAGACTATAAAGTTATTAGGACTACATGGCATCCAAAGGGTGGGGAGGATGGTAAAGGTGATTGGTCAGAAGATAAAAAAGCAGGTGGGTTAGATAACGTTTTCAACTCTCGCTTACCAAAAGCAATCAGGATTGGTTCTTTAGAGGATGCAGAATCGACCGAGAAAACGTTACTTGCCTTGGCTTTACAGCCTTTAATTGAAAAATTAAACTTAGAAAAACAGGATGCAGAATCAAAACTGACCAAGGCAATAAAAGCTATAACTGAGCATATTGATAATACTAGCTCTCATCACAAACAAAGCTTTAACGAAATATCACAAAAAGTAACTGATGGTTTTAAGAGCGTATTCCCTGAATTAAGCGTCTCTTTAAATATAATGTCAGGACCAATGTCTATAGAACCAGATAAAATTATTAAAAGTGGTTCAGGTTTAATTGTTAAAGATGGCGAGCTTGAAACGTCTCTCTCTCAACAAGGTACTGGAGCGAGAAGAGCGCTCTTCTGGGCAATGCTTCAAGTTCATAACCAGCTGGAGAGAGAGTCAGAAATTCGTAGAGGCTACCGTAAGGGACTGATTGATGAGAAAGAAGCCTTAGACAAAGAGACTAAGAAAAAGGGTACTAAGTCAGACAGGCTTCAAGAGATTGGTTTAAGAATTGAGGAAATATCAGCGTTGGTCAAACATTTTGACGATGGGGGGAGTATTCCTCAGGACAAAGAAGATCCAGCATTACCTGGTTATCTTTTATTAATTGATGAACCTGAAAATGCACTGCACCCTCTCGCAGCCAAAGCAGCACAGCGTCATCTATATAACTTGGCGGAAAACCCTGACTGGCAAGTCATCATGACAACGCACTCACCTTATTTTATAAATCCATTTGAAGATCACACCACAATAGTTAGACTTGATAGAAGTTATCAAGATAACAAAGACATTCTCGTTAAAACCTACCGTTCAGATAATGTTGATTTTGAAGCAGATGAAAAACAGAGATTACAAGCGCTCCAACTTATAGATCCCAGTTTCTCAGAAATTTTCTTTGGCTCATTCCCTATTCTAGTGGAAGGTGACACTGAGCATGCCGCTTTCTTAGCCGCCATTGTTAAAGAAAATAATGAACTACTAGATAAAATCACAATTATACGGGCAAGAGGAAAATCCATACTCCTTCCAATAATTAAAGTCATGAACCATTTCAAAATAAACTTCAGCATTGTTCATGATTGTGATTCCCCATTCAAAAGGAACGGCCATAATAATGGAATGTGGACCGAGAATAAAAAAATCCGAGATGCTATCCAAGAGGCCAGAGGAAATGGTCTTACTGTAAGACATCGAATTAGCATCCCTGATTTTGAAAGATTCCTAGGTGGTGATGAAGAGAGTAAAGATAAACCATTCAATGCTTTCATTAAAATCCAAACCAATGAAATATTAAAATCTAATGTACAAGATTTGCTTCATGACTTGCTTACTGGAGAGAGTCACGATTGTTTCCCACCTGAAAAATTATCTGAAAAAGAATATCTTGATGTTCTTATGGAAGATATTACAGAATGGGCATCAAAAAACAACTTAAATAATGACGTAAGATTCTTTGGCTCGCTTTAATATCAATACAGTCTCCCACTATCATTAGTGGGAGATTTTTATGGATGGTCAGGATTACTTCTCTTATAAACCTCGGTTTAGGAACAGCCTCGAAAAGGAACGTTGGCAACGGCACTAACCAGATCCCCGACATGTCTTTTTTCACGAAAACTTTTTCAGGTGGGAACGTAACAGGGGTGTTCACATTTCCGAATGGCATGATTGTTCAAATTGGTTCTATAGGTGCTATTCCTGCTGGTACTTCACTCGAAGTTGTTTATCCGATACCTTTCCCGACAGCTATGTGTTATGCGACTGGTGTTGCGTCAAGCTCTTCTGATTCAACGGTTCCGATTTCAATTGCTATTGACGCACAAAATGTCTCTGATGCGAAAAAAAGTGTTTATTTGAGAAATAGCTCAACGCGAAGTAATGCTGGCTCGCGCTTTCTGGCGATAGGATATTAATTATGACTAATTTTATTTATAGCCCCTCGGAAAATGCTTTTTACCCTTACTCCTTGCAAGAAAGTTATATTCTGACTGAAAGCTGGCCGAAGGATGGAATTGAAGTTGATGATTCTGTTTTTTATGAATTTGCTGGTGAGCCACCGGAAGGTAAACTTCGCGTAGCCGGTGATGATGGATATCCCGTATGGGCAGACAAGCCAGAGCCCTCTCATGAGGAACTTGTAGCGGCTGCGGGTGCAGAAAAAATAGAGAGGATCGATCAGGCTAACGAGTTTATGAACAGTAAGCAGTGGCCCGGTAAAGCAGCAATGGGCCGCCTGAAGGATGCAGAGAAAGAACAATATAACGCCTGGCTTGATTATCTGGATGCACTGGAAGCGGTCGATACCACCAGCGCACCAGATATTGAGTGGCCTACTCCGCCGGAGGTGTAGGCCAGGTAATGCCCGGAGCCGTTGATATATCGACGGCTTGCAGTGCTTTGATATATTTCATCCAGGCGATCAGGCTGGCTTTATCTTCATCGCTGATAATGCCTAACTGTAGTTCTGTCTGCCAGAGACTGATCGTTGTCTGGGCCTCAAGCAGGAGTGCAGCTTTCTGTTGTTCAGCCGCTTTCACGTCCGCCGCGTGCTGCGCTTCCGTATCCGTCACCCACTCGCTACCGTTCCACGTATCGTAAGGCGTAGCAGGTTCCAGCGTGGTAGTGCCTTCTGGATAGTCTCCAGGCAAAGAAACGATCACCGGCTCGGCTGTTTCAGTGCTGTACACCGTTTCACCACGGTGATCGGCGACGTATTCCCAGGCGGTAAAATCGGCTGTCCGGCAAATAGCAAAGCCCTCTTTGCTCTCGCCGGGTGCGTCAGTGCATGAGCTAGCTGGAATACCTACACCTACGGCCAGATATTCAACAGATGATGAAAGGTATTCTCGCGTCTCGTCATCGTAGTTAAATACGGTAATATCGCCTGCCTCTGTGGCGATAAGTTCTTTGTTTAATTTTGCCTGCGCCATTATGCAGCCCTCACAATATAGTTAAATGCAACGTTACGCGGCCGCGTTTCACTGCCAAACATTGCAGAGCCAAGCGCGGCTTTTGCGGTATATGTTTGCAACAATGTGCCCGTGGACGGGTTCGGGTTATATTCGTTGGTTCCATCCGGGTAATAAGCCATTGCAGAATTTCCATCAATAAAGACCGCTGTCATCGCGCCATCTCCACCGGTACCATTTGTTGTTGGAAGCCAGTGTCTGTGATCGAAAGACATTGCACTCTGACCTGAAAGCAAACTTCGCCCCGTATCCGCCCCGCGCCCATCATCCCAGCCACGAATAAATTCGCCTCTTAAATCAGGCAATCTGAGCGCAGGATAGGTCTGAGCCAGCTTAGGGTACTGGGAGGCGGTAAACGCAGCCCCATTGCATTTGAGCCACCCTGTTGGTGGTGTTGCTGACGGCCACGGAATTGGAACGCCAACTGGCAAAACAGAGCCTTCCCCTAAACCGAGGTATTCGAGAATGGCCGCAATAGATTTTCCTGACAAGGCTGTCAGTGTGTTATCCAGAGGCTGCTTGTTCGCCAGTGCATTAGTCATAGTGGCCGCAAAGTTAGGATCGTTACCTAACGCCGCCGCCAGTTCGTTCAATGTATCAAGCGCTGCAGGTGAGGAACCAACAAGCCCTGCAATAGCGGCCTGCACAAAAGCAGTATTTGCAAGCTGAGTGGAATTGTTACCAGCTGCCGCCGTCGGGGCTTTTGGTGTGCCGGTAAACGTCGGGCTGGCTTTTGGTGCATATTGCGAATGCGGATCAGCTGCCGCAAGATGTGCCGCCATCAGCTCATCCACATACACCTTAAGCTCCAGTACCTTATCATCCACGTATTTACGGGTAGCGAGCACCACGGAAGGATCAATTTTCAGCGTAATATTATCGGTGCTGCTGGTAATTAACACCATGCGCACTGTCTGTGTGCGCCCGCTGCCCTCTGCCAGCTGCGGCTTGTAGCTCTCCGGGCAATTACCGACAGCAATCAGCGCGCCGCTTTCATCAAACAACCCAACTTCACGAATCCACCAACCGCCCTCTGTTTCAGGTATCACCTGCTCAGCTATCACCTGACTGCTGTTCTGCGGATCGATATACAGCATATTCAGAGCTGCACGGCGTTTTTCACCGACCAGCTTGGTCTGTTGTGCGTTTGGCGTTGGCAGCACGCCTCCGCCATCCCCCACCGCCATCTGTGTAATTTTCAGCGGAACACCGAGCGCGGCGGCATTTGCCAGTTTCGCCGCGCCGATATCCGTCAGCAGGGTATAAAATTTTGCGCTCATGGGTTCACTCTCATTGTGTCAATAACATGGACGGCGCCGCCCTCGTAGGCAGAACCACCAGAAATGATGGTTTCGTTGATATACGGGTAAATCGTGATTTCTTCGCCGCTGTAAGTGGCAGCTCCCACAATATATGGCCCGCTCGTCTGCAGATTTATGGACATGCCGATCAGATGCCTGCTGCAGGGTTTGGCGTCACCAATCAGGCGCTCCAGCTCCAGATAGGTTTCCTCTGTTATGCCCTGGTCCTGCACCCCAATATCCAGGCGAAACGTGCCCGGCGCCTCGCCGGTCTGCCACCATTCAATGATGCGGATCAGAAAGCCGAACGGCTCCACCACACGCCGCACAGCGCTGGTTGTGCCCTTGTGCTGATGGATATAGAACGCATCCTGCACCACGCGGCGCTTCACACTCTCCGCCCATCCTTCGTCCCAGCGATCAACCGAAAAGGCCCACGCCAGATACGGCAGAAACTTGACCGGGCATGTTGCCGGGTTCCATAAATCCCGCAGCGGCACCTGCAGATCGGAAATGCCGCTGCAGATAAGAGCAAGACGGCGCTCAAGCGGCGATGAACCGGGAGGAAGCAGACTATTCATCCGTTCCCCCGTTGGTTACGCTCCATTCCGTACATGAAGCGGCTTGTGTCTTATCCAGCACCACATCAGCGAGCGGCGAGGCCAGTTCAACACGCTGCACACCCTCAACGTGCAGCGCGGCATAAATAGCACTGCGGCGAATATCGCGCCCCAGCCTCGTCTGGCTGGCGATATATTTCTGCAGGCTGGCCTTTGCCGCCTCCATCACCGGCTCAGCTTCTGGCCCCGGGTAAAGAAAGATCGTTGCATCCACGCTGTACGGAATAATTTCAGCGCTGCGCACCGTCAGACGGTCAGCAACCGGCCGCACGTTCTCACTGTTAAGCGCCTGTTCAACCACCGCCAGCAGGTCCGCCGCTGCCGTTCCGTCGCCCTCACGGCTCAGCACGGTAAGCACCACCTCAGCCGGGGCCGGGCTGGTTGCGCTGGCGTCAGCGACGCGCCCGTCAGCGCTTTTAGCGTGAAACTCGTAAGCTCCCGTTGGGCCTGCAACTGACAGCCCTTCAAAAGCTGCAGGAACACGCTGACGCAGAGCCTCATCACTTTCCATCACGGCAGCAACCGGCGGTACCGCGTCGTTATCTGCAGGAATAACCGTCAGACGTTTTACGTTGCAGTTACCGGCCAGCTGATCGAGATCACTCCCCATGGAATAAGCCACCATGACCGCCTGCGCCGCCTCGTTAATGCGCTGACGCAGGAGGATTTCACGATACACATTTTCCTGCAGGAGCTTGATCACGGGTTCAGACTCCAGCTCAAGCGTGCGCCTTACCGCGTCCTGCTCGTCTGCCGGATAAAGGGCTACAAACGCGGCTTTCCGTTCGTTTAGCAGCGTTTCAAAATCCGGCACATCCACTATCTGCGGGGCGGGCAGTTGGGAAAGGTCAATGACTGCCATTGTCTGCTCCTGTTGATACCGAAAGAGAAACAGGCGCGCCGTTATCACGCTGCCCGGTAAGCTCAACCACCATCGAACCATCAAAACTGCTGTTTATGGTGATGGAATCCAGGGTAAGCCGTGGCTCCCAGCGACTCAGAGCCACATAAACCGCAGACATAACCTGCAGGCGCAGCGCCGGGTTCTGCGGCTGGTCTATCAGTTCAGACAGAAGCGAGCCGTATTCCCGGCGGGCAATGCGGCTCCCCTGCGGGGTCAGCAGAATATCCCGGACCGACTGGCGCAGGTGGTCCGTGTCGGTAATGGTCCTGCCATTGCCCTGACTCATGCCGATATACAGTGTCATACCGGGCCTCCTGATGTATCGCCGCCGGACTTAACGCCGGTATGACCGTGTTTATCGACTACGATCCCGTTAGAACTCATGGCGCCGCCGCCCTGGGTGACGCCACCATTGATCACCACCTCGCTGTTTATGCGCGTGTTGCTTGCTTCCACCACAAACTCCCCCGTTTTCAGGGTTATGTTATCTGCAGCCTCGATCACCATGGATTTGATGCCCCGCACATGCCAGCGGCCGGTCGCAGGTTCATATTCAAACCAGCCGCCGTCCGGGTATTCCGTTACGGAGCCGTCCACGGAGTCCGACGGCGGCGCGAACTGGTTGGAATAGATCGCAGGTAAGGCAAAAGCGGTTTCCAGATTGCCGCCCATACTCAGCACCACCACCTGCTCATCCGGCGATGGGCACCACCATGTACGGGCACCACCTGCGCGCAGTGTCAGCCAGTTAATCCAGTTGGTTTCAAGCTCACCCACTTTCACCCGGCACAGCCAGTTTTCCCGGTCCACTTCAGTTACGGTGCCGGTGCGGATCAGGTTGGTGATAAGGCGCATGATTTCGGTTAGTTGTGCGTTCATAACGAAAGGTTGCCATCAGAGGGAAAAGGGAGGCAGCGTTGGGTTTTGTGCCGTCGGTGACACAAATTTCACTCCGACAGCCAGCGCAACAGCGTGTCACGGGTGATGGTTTCAACCTCATCATTCACGCCCAAAAGACGGCGTGCCGGGTACCGGGCCTCCGGGCCGTTGCGTCTGACTCGATCACGCAGACCGTAATGGTGAACACGGGCGATGCGCTGGACTTTCCCATCAAACTGCACGCTGGCAGAGTCCGCAGTGGCTGCGGTTTTCAGGTATTTAGTGGTGCGCAATTTGGCGAACATCTGGCGCTTGATGCGCCCCTTTTTACTTCTGGCCGTCACCCGGCGCGCCTCAAAGGCGGTACCGTCTGGATTGCGCTGCAGCCTGATGTTTTGCTGTTGCGACCGGCGCAGCTCCTGCGCCAGTTGTCGCATCATACGGTTGCGGGCTGCCGGTTCCAGATTCGCCAGCAGGGCCGCCAGCCAGTCATCCACCCTCTGCAGGTCATCCACGTTTCACCGTCCACATTTCGTCGGGTACGTCGGGTTCCGGCACCGCTTCTACGCTCGATACGGTGCCGTCTGTGCAGACAATCACGCGCTCCGTGAGCTGCAGATTGAGGCTGAGATCACACAGATCGTTGCTCAGGATATCGACGTCAAAGGTAAAAAGTTTTTCGCGCAGCTCCGGGTTGTTGATGGCGTCCGGTTGATTGGTCATTAACCAGAGCAGCACGGGCGCCATTACTAAATTCTGGTTGCCGCTAAAATCTTCAATCACCACGTTCAGGGTGTAGCGATATTCCCATGAGATTGAACGGGCGCCGGTTGCGACCAGCGAACCGTTATCAACAAAAAGGTGCAGCTTGTCCGGGTTGTCACGGACATACGCCACCGATTTATTCAGGGCGTTGCGTAAGGACTGCGGCTTGTTCACTGTCTCGCTCCTGACACGCTATGATCGTGTCCACTTTGTCGGCACATACCGCCCAGGCGGCCTCAGTCTCATCCAGCACCTGGTTCAAATCCCCATTACTGCGCGGCGCTGACCTGTCCAGGCGGCATTGCGTCACTTTTGGACAACCACTCACGGTAAGCTGCACCTCCGGCGAGGGCCGGGCGCTCCCGCAGCCGAATAATGTCAGCAGGCAAAGGAGTGTCAGCCCAGCGGCGTAAATCCTCGTTTTCACGTTTTAGCTCCTCGATCCGGCGCTGGCGACTCCGCAACAGCGCGGAAGTCTCCTCCGCTGCAGCATAAAGTTGCATCTGCGCCCGGCTGTTGGTTTCAGTAAGAATGGACAGGCTGATGAGCTGGCTGTTTTTCTTCGCCAGCTCCTGCTTGTTATTTTTAAGCGCCTCAGCCTGCGTCCCGATGGTGTGACCGGCATTGTTAAGCCGCCATGACTGCCAGCCCAGCAATGCCAGCACCAGAGCCAGGATCACCGCCAGCGCGCGCGTCATGCCCCAGCCCCTTTAAGACACCAGGCAAGCTCACGGGCGCGCCTTTTTTCCAGCCCTTTATTCCGTTGACCATTTACATAAATCCAGCGGGGGAGCTGGTTGCACGCCTGCCACCATTGCTGGCGATTGATGTAAGAAACCATTGTTGACCGGCAGATTGCCCCCGTTCCGACATTAAAGCCGATACTGATCAGGGCATCGTAAACATGCTGAGGTGGCTTAACCTGCAGGCAGGCTTCAATCCTTTTTTCCGTCAGCAACACGTTATTGATCAGCCCCTGCGCGGCCTGTCGCTCCGTTATGGTTTTGCCCGGCACTACCCCGGACGTATTGCCGATCCCGTCAGTCCAGACCCCGGCGCTGCACTGGTATGGCTGCAGGCGGCACCCTTCGAAGTCAGCAATCAGTTTCAGCCCCTCGACGGAGGTATGAAGCGACTGAAAGCCCGGCAGCGTGGCGGCAATCGCCAGCACCGCGCCGACCAGGCAACGCTTAACGATTGAAGGACTCATATTCCCCCCTGGATATTCTGCCGTCCCGCAGCAGCTGGTAGGCTTTCCAGCGTAAATAACAGGTCACCGCTGCCGTAATAATCCCCAGCGCAAGACCGGTGATGGTCGATACATCTTTAAGAGACAAATCACCGAGCCATGCCAGAAGCAGGGCAACGCAGTAAGTGATAAAGGCGCTGATTCGTTCAAGCGTCATAGTTCAGTCCCATAACTGGACAGTCTGCGCAGTGGTTGACGCCGTAATGTCCGGCAGCTCCACCTGCAGCCCGTGCGGTAAAAAGGGGCCATATTCAGCCAGCCCCGGATTCGCCTGCAGCACCTGTTCAGTGACTCCCTGCGTGCGCCCGTAATGGCGCCAGCAGAGTGCGTCCACCGTGTCATACTGATGCGCACGCACTTTCATCAAATCAGCTCCACCGTCATATGCGGCATATCGCGCAGGCGGGACTCCGCCCAGCGCACATCGCGCCACAGCTCGCCTAAGGTTGTTTCGATATCTTCAGCTTTCTTGCTTCCGTCGCCGGTTGCGTCAAAATCGCGATAGCGCTCAACCAGGTTTGCTTTTGCCCAGCAAAACACCGCACGGCGATACAGCATGAGCCGCTGGCTTTCGCCGTCGATCACATCTGCAGGGACGTCGGCCAGGCTCGCATACCCCTGCGCCCGTTGTTTCTCGCGGAACTCATAAAGATCGGCGTTAACTTCAGCAATCGCTGTCAGCAACGCCAGACGCAGGCGCGGATCGGTGACACTCCCATCCATGCGCATATCACGGCGGAACTCTGAAACCCTGACATCAGGCCAGAAACTGGTGTTTTTAATAACGTCCTGGGTACTTTCCCCGGCCTGTTCCGGCGAAACGAATTGCATATTTCTGGCACTCCCAAATAGTTGGGCGGTGGACGGGGTTTTGACGCGGCATAAAGCCTGTCGCCACCCCGTGCCGCCCCGCGCGTTGGCACGATTCGTTAAGCCGACATTGCCTGTCGCAATCGGCTTTCAAGCTTGTTGATTTCGGTTTTGACGCCAGAACTGTTATCCAGCTGCAGGGCACGCTTCAGATGGTTAAGTGCCGCCACTGCCTGCTCGTTATCCCGCAGCGCGTAGCCCATCGCCTTATGAAGTCGGGCGCGGGACTGATCCGGCATATCCTGACCTTCAACGATATCGAGCACCTGGGTAAGAATGGCGGCACTGAATGATTCACCGGCAGAAAAAGCGCGCATTGCCGCGTCGGCAAACTCTTCCGCAACAGCGGTCCCGCAGGTCCGGTTGAATCGCTGCGGCAGGACCCAGCCGTGTTTAATGGCATGGCGGGCAATGTCCAGCGCGCCGGTATAGTCTCCGGCATCAATGCGCCAGATCATGACGTACATCGCCACGTCGTCCTGGCCTGACGCGTCAGCATCCAGTAAACCGGCAATCCATGAGGCATAAGCGGGAAGAAACTCACGTTTGAGCTGAGCCTTGCGCTCATTTGACTGGACGGTTTTAAGGCGCCTGCGGTGTTCTGTCAGCTGTAACAGCATCTGGTTGTAGCCCGTCAGGCTGGCATTACTGCCGCCCTGCCGGGCGGCATCCTGTGCCTGTACATACTGAGTGTGAGCACGGAACGGATTCATTTATCACGCTCCGGCGCCAGCACCGCCAGCTGCCTGCGCATCAAGCGCGCCTTTCACCGCTGCCGTGACGATTTCCTGGATGGTTTCAGTTGTCAGCGCCGGGCTGGCATTGCCACCTGCCTGCACGGGCAACAGTTCGATGTTCTCAACCAGGCAAACGCCGTCGTAATCTTCGACAACATACGCCTCGTTAACGGACTCGAAGTTCTCCACGCGGTCACGCTTCGGATTGTCGATGACCGAACGTCGGCGGGAGCCTGATTGCCAGTAAATAGACAGGTTATCCAGGCGGGTGATCAGCATGGCATTCGCCGGGAAGAACGGCGCACGAACGGCCGGGAGGTTGCCGATACGCTTCTGGCTGACGATAAGATCTGCCGCCAGCGTTTCGCTGTTTGGCTGGTCACGATTGACGATCGGGAAATATTTATCCGCCAGCAACTGGCGCCCGACGATAACCACAAGCTCCGTATCTTCCTGATACCACGGCGCGATTTTCTCATTCACGGCGCCCATAACCAGCGCGTCCAGATTCAGGAAATCACCGCCTTTACCGACACGGATAGTCTGAGAAACTACCTCGCCTTCGGACACGATCTTATCCATCACCTGAACGGGTTTCTCCTGGCGGATTTTTTCCAGCCAGCCGATATTCACATCCTGCAGCAGTGGATAGGTCGCGCGGTCTGACGTTTTTTCACGCTTCACGCCGTTGAAGCCGATCATGATGCGGTCAAGCGCCTGGCGGGTAATGATGGCGTCACGGATGCGCGTCTGGAAGTCCTGGAATTTGGCCCATAAATCCAGCTTCGCATAGGGCAGCGCCGTATCAGAGTTGGTCTGGGTACACTTGTACCCTTCACCGTCGATGTAAGTCGGATCAACGGGTTCACGGTCTTTCTGGGTGGTATCAGTATTTCCGGCAATACTGGAACCAATACCCAGCCCAAGACGCTCGCCGGACTGCTCATCAACCGGGATAATGTTGATTTTCTGCAGGAACGAGGAAGACTCCTGGATTTTCGTTTCCAGCGTCTGCGCCACTGACGGCTCAGCCGTATATTTCGAGGCGATATCGCTCACAGATACGCCGTTGAGCTTGGCGAGCTGCGTCAGATAACCGTTAAATTTAAAGCGAGTCTCTTTTTTCATTATGCTTTTGCTCCGTCAGCAATCGGTGGTTTGTTCTGCGCCGTTATTGCCGGGCGCATTAGGGCGGCGTTCGCTGCGGCTGTCCTGAGTGGAAAGCTGCTCACGCAGGGTGGAGAGTGCGCTGGTTGTTTCTTCAACAACCTTTTGCATATCGCTCAGCTTGTTGCTGAAATCGGTTTGATGGGTGCTGACCTGCTCCGCCAGCGTCTGATGCTCACGCGCGATGGTTTCAACAGCCTGATTCACATCAGCAAAGCGGGCGTTATCATCGGCGCCTTTGCGGGACAGAAGCTCTTTCACGCGGGTAAACAGGCTGGTTTTTTCCGGCACGTCCTCAAACTCGATGAGCGTTTCAACAGCAGCGGTAAACAGGTTGTCTTTGTCCAGCTTGCGGCGCGCCAGGGGATTATGTTCTGCGCTGGCGCTGAACTGCAGCATTTCAGTGCCGAGGCTTGCCGGATCGTCAGTAATCGCCAGGCCAACCAGATAAGCGGAGCCCGTATCGGCAAAGCTGGTGTTAACTTCCATTGAGGTGAAAAGCTTCTGCCAGTTGCTGGTCATCGTGACCAGATCGTCAGTCGGGGCAATCCAGCCATACAGCGCCATTTTCCCGGACAATGCCCCTTCGGTAATTTCTTCCGCTTCCAGCTTTTCCACCATGCCAAAACGACGGAAGGGCCCATCAGGAGTAAAGCCCTTGATGTGCTCCATATTGATCAGCGCGGTGTATACCTGCGGGTTATAGCTCGCTGCCATCTGGGTGAGCCATTCACGCTCAATAACGCGCCCGTCAGTAGTGGCCCCTTCGACCCCAATACGAAAACGCTTAGATTTTTTTGCCATCGGTCCGGCTCCGGTTAGTTAGTTCGTAACACGTTCAGAGCCTTATGTTTGCGGTGATGGGCGCGTGTAAACAACGCGTTGGGCTTGTGCGAACTCCCACACAATGCGAAGCCGGGGAAAGTGCTGATTTGAGGCCGTATGTTTGTGCCATGACAACACTGACCCCCGCAGACCTCGATCCCCGTCGTCAGGCAATGCTGATGTACTTTCAGGGATACCGCGTAGCCCGCATTGCTGAAATGCTGGGCGAGAAAGTTGCAACCGTTCACAGCTGGAAAAAACGCGATAAGTGGGGCGAATATGGCCCACTGGATCAGATGCAGCTCACCACCGCCGCACGTTACTGCCAGCTCGTCATGAAGGAGCAGAAGGAAGGAAAGGACTTTAAAGAAATTGACCTGCTGGCGCGCCAGTCAGAACGACAGGCCAGGATCGGCAAATTTAACAATGGCGGGAATGAAGCAGACCTGAATCCGAACGTGGCGAACCGTAATAAAGGCCCGCGCAAGCCGCCGGAAAAAAACCTGTTTACCGACGAGCAGATCGAAAAGCTGGAAGAGATTTTCCGCGCCGGTATGTTCGAGTACCAGCGCCACTGGTGGGACGCTGGCATTAAGCACCGTATTCGCAACCTCTTAAAGTCACGCCAGATCGGTGCAACCTACTATTTCGCCCGTGAAGCGTTGATAGACGCACTCACCACGGGGCGAAATCAAATCTTTCTGTCAGCGAGTAAAGCGCAGGCGCACGTTTTTAAACAGTACATCATCGACTTCGCAAAAGAGGTGGACGTTGAGCTGAAAGGCGATCCGATGGTGCTGCCTAACGGTGCCTGTCTTTACTTCCTCGGTACAAATGCCCGTACCGCGCAGAGCTATCACGGCAATCTGTATCTTGACGAGTATTTCTGGATTCCGAAATTCCAGGAGCTGCGCAAGGTGGCCTCCGGTATGGCGCTGCACAAAAAATGGCGCCAGACCTATTTCTCTACCCCTTCCAGCCTGACGCACAGCGCCTACCCGTTCTGGTCTGGCGCCCTGTTCAATAAAGGGCGCCCGAAAGCCGACAGGGTAGAATTTGACCTTTCTCACAGTAGCCTGGCGCAAGGTGTTTTATGCCCTGACGGTCAGTACCGCCAGATAGTCACCATTGAAGATGCCGTAAATGGCGGCTGTAACCTTTTCGACCTGGACCAGCTGCGCCTGGAGTACAGCCCGGACGAATACAACAACCTGCTGATGTGTCAGTTTGTTGACGACCTGGCGTCCGTGTTCCCGCTGGCGTTGCTGCAGTCCTGCATGGTTGACAGCTGGGACGTGTGGGACGATTTCGAACCGCTTTTACTGCGTCCGTTTGCATACCACCCTGTCTGGATCGGCTATGACCCGGCAAAAGGAACGCAGAACGGTGACAGCGCAGGTTGCGTGGTCATTGCGCCTCCCGTCGTCCCCGGCGGTAAATTCCGCATCCTTGAGCGTCACCAGTGGCGCGGGATGGACTTTCGCGCCCAGGCCTCAGCGATTGAGGAAATCACCAGACGCTACAACGTGACCTACATCGGCATTGACTCGACCGGCGTTGGCGATGGTGTTTACAAAACGGTTAAGCAGTTCTTCCCAGCCGCGCGTGAATTTGTCTACAACCCGACCGTTAAAAATGCCCTGGTGCTTAAAGCCTACGACATCATCAGCGGGCGCCGTCTGGAGTTTGACGCGGGGATGCTGGATATCGCGCAGTCCTTTATGTCCATTCGCCGTTCAACCACCGCCAGCGGCAACCGGCCAACCTACGAAGCAGCCCGCACAGAGGAAGCCAGCCACGCGGATTTAGCCTGGGCAACCATGCACGCACTTTATAACGAACCACTGGCAGGAGCTTCCGCCAGTACCAGCAACATCGTGGAGATTTTTTAATGGCTAACCGCAAAAACCGCAGCAAGGCACCGCGCGGCAAGACCGCCGCCGATACGGCCAGCATGGTCAGCAATGCACATGCGGAGGCGTTTACTTTTGGCGATCCGATCCCCGTTATGGACCGCCGGGAATTATTTGATTACCTGGAGTGCGTGCAGGTGGACCGCTGGTACGAACCACCGATCAGCATGGATGGCCTGGCGCGAACTTACCGCGCTGCCGTACATCACTCCAGCGCCATTCAGGTAAAACGCAATATTCTTACCAGTACCTTCATCCCTCACCGCTGGCTGTCTAAGCAAGCCTTTTCCCGGTTCGCCCAGGACTTTCTGGTATTCGGTAATGCCTACCTTGAAAAACGCATGAACCGATTAGGGCAGATCATGGAGCTGCGCGCCTCGCTTGCCAAATATACCCGTCGTGGCATTGACCCGGACATCTACTGGTTTGCACAGTATGGCTACAACGCGCAGCCATATCAGTTCGACGAGGGAAGCGTGTTTCATCTGATGGAACCCGACGTCAACCAGGAACTGTACGGTATGCCGGAATACCTCTCTGCCATTCCTTCCGCCCTCCTGAATGAATCGGCCACGCTGTTTCGCCGTAAGTATTACCTAAACGGAAGCCATGCTGGTTTTATCATGTACATGAGCGATCCCGCCGCAGACCAGAACGACGTGAACAACATACGCGAAGCACTTAAAAAATCGAAAGGGCCAGGCAACTTCCGCAACCTGTTTATGTACAGCCCGAACGGCAAGAAAGATGGTATTCAGATCATCCCGCTTTCAGAAGTCGCAGCGAAAGACGAGTTTCTAAACATCAAGAATGTGAGCCGTGATGACATGCTGGCAGCTCACCGCGTGCCGCCACAGCTGATGGGGATTATTCCAACGAATACAGGGGGATTTGGTGACGTAGAGAAAGCAAGCCGAGTATTTGTTCGCAATGAGTTGATGCCACTACAGAAGCGAATGCAGGAGTTAAATGAATGGTTGGAAGATGAAATCATCCGATTTGAACCATACTCATTAGATATTGATTGATATTTGAAATAATGAATTTTAGAAAAGGCCTCAACCGAGGCCTTTTCTAATTAGAATGCGGATTTAATTTGCTTCTCAAATGCCTCATAAACAGGTTGATTCATTTGAGCCGTTGCAGTTATCAACTGCGAAAAATTGGATATACAGTCTTTTACTTTCGTGGGACTTTTTAGTCCTCCATCTACTAATGCGGGTAGCAACTGATTACTTAACGCCAGACATACATCAACAATTGGCTCCCAAATACTTTCAGCTTGAGAAGGAGAAATTACATTCCCAAACGAAACCCTAAATAAATTAGGAACGGGACGCCCTAAAAAAATCTCAAGGCATTCAGCGATAGCTGAACAAAGTAAAGGTATAGAACCACGATGCCTGAGGTATCCTAACTGAGCATTATCATTTTTTGATAGATTATCTTTCTTTGCCAAGGCTATTTTTTTATTCTCAATGCACCGCATAAGAGAGTAAGCACATACGATATGTGAAGCTTTGGTGCTTTCATTAAAAATCTTTGAATAATGGGAATCATTAGTCCAAATTGCAGAACGCTGATTATAAGCAATTGTCGGCTCACCATGGAAACTCATCAAGGCCTGACCCACAGTATAGGATGGTAATAGATTGGTTTTTCGACGAATGACACTTTCTGCGCCTCCACGCCTACCGCCATCATATTCGGCGTCTGGAATAGAAGAAAATTCACTTTTAAGTCGTTTTTGGATCTTATCCGTACTTCTGAAGTCTGATGCCTCAACCTTATTTTGACTATTGTTATATTGAATTATATTTTGTATCAAATCCGCATCAGCATCGTTAACTTTAATGAATCTAGCCTGAACTTTGACTGATTCAGGAGGCAATCTTTGCAACGTTCCTAGAGCACCTGTTGTTTGAGCACCGTTGACTATTGACATCCCCTTAACTTCGAGATTTTTTGCAACCCCATCAAATTTATACTCATGCACCAGAACCGTAACGCCATTATTATACGCCCAGAATTCTGATGCAGCATTTTCTGCACTAGTACGAATTCCATTATTTATATTTGAATCAGATGACCGTGAACCAAGATAGTCTCTTACGTTGGCAGAAAATATTTTTAATTTATGTTTTCGATATGCTCTCGCCAAGTCCCTTCCCTGAATAGTGGTACAGAATGAATTCCAGTTATCTCCTTTAACTTCATATCCACCATCATTGACTTTTATATTAAATGTTTCATCAACAAGTATTGGTGAAAGAGACTCACTATACCATTCTGTCAATTTTTCAGCACCGACTTCCATTGCATGGACTTGGACTTTAGCATCTTCAAAATCGTGATTCAATATTGTTATAGCTGTTTGCTGTACTGTTATAAGTTCTTGCGTCACATTCGCTGAGGATGGGAGATTATGAACATACCAAACATATAGGGTTTTAATTTTCCCTTGTGCAATTAACGCTCGAATTTGTTGGGCTGAAGATTTTATTCTTTCTGGTACATCTACCAAATCTCTTTGTAAAAGCCAAGCTAAAGCAATATTAAGGTCACTCGCTTTATTAGCTGGAGCTTCTTGTCTTGCTTTACTTGAGAAATAGCACTGAGCAAGTACAGCAAACTCTTCTTCTTCATTAATGTATACGAGATCACATTTCTTATCATCGTGCCCATCAGTAATGGACTCTGCTGCAACGCTATCAATATCATCGATTCGGAAATGCAAAGCTAAAGCAAACAAAGCCAAACCATTATCACCATATTCTTTCAAATCCTCTCGTGCTGTGTAAGCCTGGTTCCAAGTACTCATATTCAATCCTTCGCTAAGTGGTTTTACTGAAGATTATCCCTCCGATTACACATTTTCAATTCAATTTCTCCTTCCAGCGCGCGCTCGTAGCCCCGCCACGCCTGCCCGCTTTACGTGATGCTTTTCATGCGCCTGCATGACCTAAGCAAAAGCCTGCCACTACTAGTGGTTTTCAGCTAAAACGATCCTCAAACGATCATGCGGATTCATGCGGCATAGCCATGCAGTAGCGGCCATTTCGGAAAAAATGCATGGCATGGCATACATCTTTTCGTATTGATCTTTTTAAACAGGCTGTTATGGCATATTTTAATTTCACCAAAAATAGATAATTTAACGTACAGAACCTACCCGCTATTGAAACTGGAGCACTAAGAATGGCTATTCACAAAATCTCTGGAGCATTTTTCAAAGACATGCAGGTTGAATGGCCCTGCCCGGAATGTGGTCAGAAAACCCTCCTAATCATCCCTGAAAGTTTTATTGTTAATGACACACACGACACTGACAAACACAGTAGCGAAGTTTGGTTTGAGCCAGAAATGCATGTGTCAATTTTTAGCTGTATGGCCCGCTGCTCAAGAAGACAGTGCGGCGAGGTTGTAGCCTGTGTAGGCGATAGTGGATGGGAACGACAAGGTTGGGATGACGGTAGGTCTGATGATGAATATTACCAGTGGTATCATCCTAAGAGCTTTTTCCCATCATTACACCCTTTCGAACTTCCTGCTAAGTGTCCAGAAGAAATCACCGAGCCTCTCCAGGCTTCCTTTTCTATCTTTTTGATGCAACCAGGTGCAGCAGCGAACCTCATTAGAATTTCAGTTGAACGAATGCTGACGGCTATGGGCGTTGCTGAGAAAAACGATAAAGGTAGACGCATAGTTCTACATACCCGCCTAGAAATACTCCCGGCTTTATATGAATCGTTTAAGGACCCTCTCATGGCTATAAAATTTTTAGGTAATGCCGGAAGCCATACGTACGACAAAGTTAAAATCAAAGACATTGAAGATGCGTTTGAAATTATGGAATACGTAGTTAATGATCTGTTTTCAGGCAGGAAAGAATCAGTAGAAATTCTGACGAAGCGATTGAGTGACAAATTTGAAGAATGAGTTTGAATAACGCCTCGCTTCTCTCATTGTTCAACCTTGCTGACGCCAGAATCATGTTCTGACGCCAGCAACGTTCCCTAATGCAGCCAGCTATCGTCTTCCCAAACCTGCTGCATAATTTCCATCACTCTTTTTTTGTCTTCATCAAGCTTTAAGCCGCTCAGCTCCAGGCCGTTAGCGCTTCCCTTACGTATGCGGATTGCCGTTTTTGGATAGAGAGGGCGCAAATTTCGGTAAAGCTCGGATTCAAGGGCTTCAAGTGTCGCCTGGCTTATCTTCTGCTCTTTATCGATCATTATTTCAATGCGCATAGATTCCCCCTAACTGGTAGCGTCCAATGTGCGGCTATATTCATGGTTGCGTATTTTTGCCATCAGCTCGTCAGTCAGCTCAGAAACCCACTGGATAGCCAGCCGCTTTTCTTCGTCGCTGCACTCACTAGCCGCTACAAGCTTGATAAAAAAATCAATGCGCTGGAGCTTCAACGACTCCAAAAGATAATCCTGCATTTTCCCTCCTATTACGGCCACTTACACAAGGTAACTGTATGTATATCCACTGTTTATATATACAGTATAGTACCGATTTCTAAATGTAAAACGCTTTTTTGGACTTCAATAAGAAAGCCCTGATATGAGTCAAAGACAGGAAATATTTTCGGTTTGTCAGTAATACTGACGCCACTTGTCATCCTCGCGCAGCCGCTCGTTCTGGTAAAAGATGCGCAGCCCTCCCCCTGATGGAAGACTGCCACCGCGTAAAAGTAAATTCACCTCGTACTCACTGCCATCGAATCCTCTGGACCGCAGCTCATACTCCAGCTGCAGGCGCTGCTGCTCCGAAATATCCTGCTTGTAAACCTTTTTCCGTTTCGGTTTTACCAGCCTGAGCCGGGCGACCAGCTCCCGCCGTTCCTTTTTGCCCATTCCGTGCAGATAGTCCTGTAACGCCTTTTCATTCATGGACGTAATATCCGGTACTTCACCCCCTGTTTGGTTCAAATTTTCAACAGGGGGACAGTTATTGCCACGAGTCCAAGGGGCGCAAGCGCCCTGGTCGGCTGTCGCCTCCTGAAGGTCAACGGCTTTACGAACCATTTTCCACTTCACTGCATGAGTGCAGATCCGGCCCTCAATGATCGGGGACCAGATGCCATAAATACGAACACCGTGATCGCCGTAGGTGCTCGGTTCGTCGTTAAGCTCATAGGCAGTTCTGACAAGGTGATGTTTACGGGGAACCAAGACGCCGCCCTGTTTCATGATGTAGGTGGCAAAACAACCAGCATCCGCCGCGGCCAATACAGCATCCAGACGCGGGTTTTCCAGTACCTGCGCGCCTGCCTTCTTGTCACCCTGCGCCCTGGCAGCCTGACCGGCCAGCAGGCGCAGCTCACGGTATGCCTGGCGACCAGGAATACCAAAGAAGCGGAATTGCTGTACACGGTGCAGCGAAGCCCAGGCGTTTACGTTCTCAGCGTTATCGCGCAGCGATCTGCCCGTTTCTTTACTGATTTCCTGCGCCAGTCCGCGCCCGTCAATGTTTTTACTGATGTATTTGGCGATATAGCTGGTCGGTGTCCCCTTGCGCGGGTTAATAAGCTCAGACTTGAATCGCGGCCCGGTATTGGTGCCCAGCTCCTCCCGGTCCTCACGAATGGCGAATTTACGCAGCAGCGCGGTGATGGATTTGCGGTCCTTTTTGCGCATGAAGCAAAGCAGGTGCCAGTGCACGGTGCCGTCATGGTGTGGCTCAGCAACGCGAACGCCATACCAGCGCAGCCCGGCTTTGTGCATAGCCTTACGGAAGGCGGCAAACATATTCACCAGGTAATCGCTGCTCTGGCGGACCGTGGCACTGGTCCATTTCGGGTTCGGCCTGCCGTTATTGAGCGTTGCGTGAAAGCGTGACGGGCAGGTGATGGTATAGAACACGGCGCATTCACCACGCATTTCTGCGATCAGCTCCAGCCCCTTAACGCAGGCCATCATTTCGTTGCGCCGGTGCGCCGGATTGCTGCTGCTGGCGTTTACCACTTCTTCCATATCCAGCGTGTCACCTTCGGCGTTAACCAACTCATGCGAGCGGAAAAACTCCAGTGATTTGCGACGCTGTTCGCGTTTGTGGATCACAGCTTCATAGCTGACATACGGGGACGCTTTTTTGTTAACCAGGCAGACAGCGCGCAACTGTTCTTCCCGCCATTCACACCGCATCTGCCACAGCTTGCGATACCACCAGTCCGCGCAAAGCAAACGGGCAAGCGAGCCCGGAATAAGCTCGTATGGAACCGGCTTACGGCGGTGCTTTTTACGGCGTAGCTGCTCGAAAGCAGGCGGGATAACATCAAGGCGCATAGCCTCAGCGGCCACCCTTTCCCATGACCGGCGGATCTCTTCCGGCGTAACGTCTTCATCCATAAACAGCTCACCGCAGGCAGCATCCAGACACATGCTCATGTGTGCCGCCACCAGGGTTGACAACCGCTTAACCTGCTCCTGATTCATTTCGGGCAGGACCAGCAAGCCCTCCAGCCCGTCGTGGCTCGCCATAAAACGGAATGACGCAGAAATCTGGCTGGTACGCACGCGCTCGAGGCGTTCCAGGCACGGCCTGATAGTTTCACGCAGATAGCGGGAATATGCCTTCGGTTTGCCCAGGCCCCCGAAATATTTAATCCGTTCAAGAAGCGGCTTACTGATATGCGCCGGCTGGGCGCTCACGTCAGCAACGATGACCAGATCGGGATTGAATTGCTGCTGTTCGCGGACCATTTGGGCGCGGCTTAGCAGCTGGTCCTGCTCCATTTCCCGCTGAACAGGATCACGGTATTCATTGAAGAAATAGCGATCCCAGACCTCATTACTCAGGGCTTCGCGGCGCAGCTGTTCCTGCTCGTTATCCGCAGCATAGAGAGTAATCAGGTTTGAAAGCGCGGATGAAGTGGCACGCTTATCTGTATCCAGATAAGGATTAACCGCTTTCTTTTCAGCATTCCAGGAATAGCGGTAATTGCTCATGCGATCTCCAGTTCAAGCTGGAAAGGCTGCAACCCTTTTGAGGACCATTCAGAGATAGAGGGCGGCCGCACTGCCTCGATAGCGCCTTTAAGAATGGCGCAACGGTTTTTCAAAATTACGGCTTTGAGCTCTTTTTCGCTAAGACCGCGTGAATACTCAGCCTCGCGGATAGCCCTGGTTAGTTCAGGATATTTAGAGTTGAATTTAGGAACATTGCAGGCCAGATTCGTGCTGTCAGCGGTGGCGAGTGGATAATTGCCCATCACACGCCCATCCAGCATACGCAGGCCATGAACTCTGGTTTGAAAGGTATATTTGCAGTAAATAGTTTCGAAAGCCTCCTGCATACGACGATGCCAGCGCTCTGTCCTGATAACCGCATATTCTCCAGATGACCCAAAACAAACCCGGGGCCATTCGCGGCAAAGCTCAACCAGACGATCTATAGATTCGTGCAGGTGCCAGACAGGAGCCGCCTTATCCCGAAACATGCGAGGAACCTGACGAATCAGTGCATCGTTATCACTTTCTCCCCCCTCCACAACGTCAGGGATCACGAAAAAAGCCACTTTAGGATGGTGGTAATAGCCAAGCAGCCACTCATAGAATTCGCACCAGTTAATAACCAGGCCACGCATCCATGCTGAAAATGCTCCGTTATCAATACCCACTGCGGCGGCAAAATTGAGAGATGCTGCTATCTGGTCCGGGCGCACATATGAAACGAAAGCACCGGCTCCGCTCACCGCAATGCGATGAACATCACCGGCACTCCCCCAAACAGGCGTCCCGTGAAAATGATGGGCCCCGAGCTGCGCCCCTTTCACGCAGGCACCTTCCATACAACAGAGCAATCAGGGCCACCTGGATCGACGCTTACGCACATCTTTGGTTTAAGCACCGCAATGAGCTCGTCAGCTTTTTTCCCTTCGCCCGCGGCAACGCCAATGCTGCGTTTTGTGCTGATGCGGTGAAGGGTAAATTTTCGATAAAACGAACGAATCAGGCGGGTGTCGCTATTGGACACGATGATCGGATGGCCTTCTGATGACCGGCGCACCAGAATAGATGCCAAATCATACTGGTCATCATCAGAGAACCCGGCAGTGTGATAACCGCTAAAAGTACCGTCATAAGGCGGATCGCAGTAGACAACATCACCCGCCTGCAGCATTGCCAGCGTTTCGTCATAACTGGCGCAGATGAACGTCGCGCGCACAGCCTTTTCAGCAAATGCACGTATTTCATCGACAGGCAGATAAGGCTTTTTGTAATTACCATATGGAACATTGAAAAGACCGCGCTGGTTATAACGGCACAAACCGCGATAACAATGACGATTAAGGAAAAGGAAATAAGCTGCCTTTTCTATTGGCTCCAGGGGTACAGTGTTAAAAAACTGGCGGCATTTATAATAATCTTCTTCCGTGGTGAACTTGGAGAAAATACGCTCTACCAAATGAATAAAGCTGTTAACGTCTTCTTTAATCACCTGATAAAGATTTATAAGGTCAGGATTAATATCCGCGACAAGATAATGAGGATAGTCTGTTGCCATCATCACAGCGCAGGAACCTGCGAAAGGTTCAACCAGTCGAGGGCCATCTGGGAGGTGCTTTTTGAGTTCGGACATGATGGCGGTTTTGTTTCCCGCCCATTTCAGGATAGTGCTCATACAACACCTCCGTTGTAGTGCTTGCCTTTAAGCTCTGCGATTTCCTGACAGGTCACACAGCACTGCACGCCCGGAATAGCGCGGCGGCGAGCTGGAGGGATCGGCGCATCGCATTCGATGCAAAGCACACGGGAAACGCCCGGCGCTCTGTTGCGGGCAGTGTGGATGTGGCGCTGGCGTTCTTCTTCAACGCGCTGTTGTACGAGGTCCATAGAGTCAGCCATTAGTGGAGCTCCTGAGATTCGTTTTCGTAGCGGGTTGCTTCGCAGCGCAGTAGTTCAGCTGCTTCAACACCGTTTAACCCTTTGTTGGTGATGTGGGTTGCCAGCGCCTCAAGGCGGATTGAAACTGCGAGCGCGCGGCCTTTGCGCTCCTCACGTTTGGCAATATCGATCACCGCCATAAGCGAATCGGTTTCGGCTACAAACATTTTTCGTAATTCTTTCTGCATTGTTCTCTCTCCTAAATTTGGGCAAAAGAATGCCCGGCGGGTTTACGCCATTAATTTCTGTTGTGGGTTAATTCGGCATGGTTAGCCGTTTGGGAAATAAGCTCACCACTGCACGAAAATGATTCATTGCTTTAACCAGTTCCCGCTTTTCGTCAGTAGTCAGATCACTAATATTGACGCCGTGACGTTCTGCCGGAATTTTTGCCATAAAGAATATGGCAGCCAGTGCGCGCTCATTTTGTTTATGGTTTATATCGCGACGGTCGCGCATATCTTTAATGAACCTTTCAAGCTCTGGCTCAATATTCAGACCAAACACACTCGCCCTTAATTCAGCTATATGGTTCAGTCCTTCAAGCCGTTGACCCGGGCTTAGTGGAACAGTCGCAGAAGTACCTTCAATAGCCATGGTTTCACCTGTTTGGTAGTGGTCAGCCCTGCCAGTAGTTCTTCCTGAGAGCGGGACGGGTGCCAGCGCTTGCCATCTTTCCCGATAATCCAGCCATGGCCGCAGTGCATACCCTGGCTTTGTTTAACCAAAAGCGATGCGAATGAGGGTTCTTTATTAAGCATGAGCACCTCAGATCAGACCAAAAGACGCGCTGAGGCCCGTCACTGTATCAACAGCACTTGCCATTGCCGGGTTGTACTGCAGGCGCGCATGCATGGAAACAGCTGTAAGTGCCATTAAGCGAGTGACAGAATTGATGCTTTCGATAACCTGCCGACGTTCCGTTGTTGTCTGGTGTTCGCCAGAAACAGCGCTTGCTGCAACACGACCAATCTCTGCTGTAGCATTCAACACGTAATGAGGCATTTTCTCGCTGGCAACTTCGTTTAGCGGCACGCATGGCAAGCAATGGATTTGCGCCAGAAACCCATCAACCAGCGTGGAGTCTTCGGTGATATCCGTCAGCAGCCAAATTTCCGGCGCCGTGAGTTGATGCGGTTGCTCCGGGTTCAGTTTGTTGCGCAGCGTCTGGACGTTCATGCCTGCGCGGTCGGCCAGCTTCGCCATATTGTGACGCAGTGCGAAAGCGCGGCATGCTTCATCAAAGTGTGGATGTTTGGAAATCTTATAATCAAACATGCGAGCCTCTTGGAAAGTTCTCATAATTGAACTTACTAACCAACAACAACGCGGAAGTTGGAATGACCAAGGGACTCACGAACCTGATCGGTTTTGTACATCAAGTAACGAAGACATACGCGCCCCTTATTTTTCTCCTTTTTGACCATGTATTTAGCCAACTGGCCATGGTGGATTTTCTGATAAACAGACCCGCGGGAAATGCCTTCCCATTCCGCGAACTCTGCCGGTGTAGCCATCTCTTTTGGTACACGAATTGAAATATCGGTGCTCATAGTGCAGTATCTCTCAGTTAAGGTTTGGTTTATGTCGTTTTATCTTGTTTTATGCGATTCAATATTTGAACAATCGAGATACTACGATCCAATATTTGATACGTCAATAGGATTAAGAAATGATACAGGTGAAAGCTGGCGAGAATACAGGGGGTAGAGAGGCTATCCATAGGTTAATGGCTGCCTATGATTTTAAGTCCAGGCAGCAGCTATGCGATCACCTAGGCGCATCTAAAAGTACTATGGCTAACAGATACTTAAGAGACAGTTTCCCTGCAGAATGGGTGATCCAATGTGCTCTTGAAACGGGGGTTTCTTTACTCTGGCTTACCACAGGTCAAGGTGAACCCAGAACAAAAATTGATGATAAAAAAAGTATCAATTTCGTGAACTCCGGCAAAGTAAAACCTCTTTCTGAACTTGTATCGCCTGAGATCGACAAGGTTAATCTCATGGGAGGTTCGCTGGTTGAAGCCGGGAAGGCCATCATTGATAGCAGCCTGCTTCCATCTGACTCACGCGAGCTGCTTCTAGTAAATACCGCTGGCGATTCATATTTAGTTGACCGTACCCAAGCACCACCAGTGAATGGTATGTGGTTGGTCGATATCGACGGTATAAAAAGCATTGTTAAGTTAACTCGTCTTCCGGGAAACAGATTAGTTGTGCATCAAGATGACTCTTCATTTGAATGCAGCCTGGATGATATAGAGGTAGTTGGCCGCGCATTGAAAATCATTAAGAGTCTTTGATATGACGATCAGAAAGCAGCCGAATGGAAAATGGTTGTGTGAGTGCTACCCGAACGGGCGTGACGGCAAGCGCGTGCGTAAGCAATTTGCGACTAAAGGCGAGGCTGTAGCATTTGAAAACTTCACCATGGATGAAGTGAACAAAAAGCCGTGGCTGGGTGAAAAGGAAGATCGGCGGCATTTGTCAGAATTGATTGAACAGTGGCACTCCCTTTATGGGCAAACGCTCGCAGACCCCAAGCGCCTAATGGCGAAACTGAATATTATCTGCAATGGGCTGGGAGATCCCGTGGCCTCTGAGTTAACCGCCGGTGACTTTACAAAATATCGAGAGGCACGATTAAAAGGTGAGGTTCGTAACGAAGACGGCGCGCTAATGTCGCCAGTTAAGCCCCGCACGATAAACCTGGAACAGCGTAACCTGTCATCCGTTTTTGGCACCCTGAAAAAGTTGGGCCACTGGTCAGCACCTAACCCGCTCGCCGGGCTACCAACATTCAAAATCGCAGAGGGTGAACTGGCTTTCCTGACTCCGGACGAAATTAAACGCTTGCTTGATGCCTGCGCTGATTCTCAAAGCCCCAGCCTATTGATGATCGCAAAGGTATGCCTAGCCACCGGCGCGCGGTGGAGTGAAGCCGAAAATCTGCAAGGTCATCAGTTGTCAAAATACCGGATCACCTATACCAAAACCAAAGGTAAGAGAAACCGTACCGTGCCGATATCTGAAAATCTGTATGACGAACTCCCCAAAAACAGAGGGAGATTATTCACGCCATGCAGAAAAGCTTTTGAGCGTGCAGTAAAACGAGCCGGTATCGACTTACCTGAAGGCCAGTGCACGCATGTGCTTCGCCATACATTCGCCAGTCACTTTATGATGAACGGCGGAAATATACTCGTACTTAAAGAAATCCTGGGTCATGCCGATATTAAAATGACTATGATATATGCACACTTTTCTCCCGAGCATCTTGAAGATGCTGTGCATAAAAACCCGTTGAACAATTTGTAAGGCAATAAAATGGAAATTGAGAAAAGCAAAGAGATCGATTTAAACAATATAATAAATAACATTTTGACCTCCAGCCGTATTTCCCCTCCAATAACACTAAAAACCGATATTGTTTCAGACTTTAAAGGAAGATGTGATTACTACATAAATGCCCTCAGAAAATATGACAAAGAAAATATTTCCGATATAAATTTCACATTATTAATAAAACGGGTAAGTGTGATTGTTGATGGAATCACTAAGTGTCTTGAGGAATTTTTATCTGGTGACATAAAATCTGCTTATGATGCTTTCGATGATACTTTTTCAGCGGATACGATTAATAGACACATTCAAAGAATTGCCATACCCTTAAATGATATTTGCAATGAAAACAAACCATTATTCCGAGTCAGAAAGTCCGATACTCCACTTTCAGAACGAGAGGAAATATTTCACATTCCTTTTACTAAGAGGCAAAATGTAAGTGCGCAAAGGTACTCAGTAGCTGGATTACCATGCCTGTATCTGGGTACATCCCTATATGTTTGCTGGCAAGAAATGAACAAACCTGACTTTGATAAATTATATCTGTCATCTTTCATTTCTTACGATAGAAAATCTAAGATATTAAACTTCTCGCCTGACATCTTAAACAAACCAATCACAGGACTTTTGAATGGTGAAGAATTGAAAACCATTAACTGGAGAAAAGCATCTTACTTAATTTTATGGCCTTTAATTCTTTCTTGCAGTTATATTAAAAAAAACGCCAACGCATCTTTTATTCAAGAATATATAATTCCAAACTTGTTAATGCAGTGGATAAGTCGTCGCACTAACTCTCCTATTTTCGGGATCGCATACCATTCAACAAGAATGCCTAATGCAAATAAAACACACCGCTCAATTAATGTTGTACTTCCCCCTAAAGCAACTTATAGACAAACGATACTTAAAGATTATTGTCCTCGCTTAAAAGATTTATTTGAATTTACACCACCAGTATCTTGGCAAGTTTTAAAAACATTGGATTATCAGCATGATGATTTCAAAACAACTGAACAGGAAGATGCAGAAAAATTTTTGCGAAGAAGAGAAAAATTAACTGGAATCTCAAATCTATATGAAGATATTGTTAAATTATATCCTTTAACAGACTTCTATAAACTTGAAATTTGGATTGATAGACTTTTTGACTATGACAAAATCATTGGCTAGAAGTGGCGGCAAAATGGCGGCACTGCATTAAAAACGTGTAAAACTGATAAACACCACCTAACAACAACATACTGTTTTAAAAGATAAATACTTGTTTTTATGGTAGTTAAAATGGTATGTAGAAATTTCGGACGCGGGTTCAACTCCCGCCAGCTCCACCAAAATTCTCCATCGGTGATTACCAGAGTCATTCGATGAAGTCCTAAGAGCCCGCACGGCGCAAGCCCTGCGGGCTTTTTTGTGCCTTGAATTTGTCCCGCGAAGTCCGAAGAGAACTAATTA